AGTATCTTAGCTTTTCAGCTATTAGTATTATAACATAATAACGAGGGGAAAGGCAAGACCTGTTGTATCCCCGGGGGTTATTTGTATTGCATAGCTTTTTGTAAGTCTTTAATAAGTTGTTTTCTTTGTTGAGTAGATAACCCAAAGAACTTTCTAGTCTTCTGATTACCTTTAGCTTTATTGTGTTGGTTTGTAGAACTAAAGTAGAGCTTAATACCCTTCTTGTTACCTTTAAGTGTAGTCCACGTAATAGAATTAAGCATATCGTTACTAGCGGTAAGGTTAACTTTAGTAGACCCTTTTTTATTTGCGTAGTCTTCAGAATACTTTTTAAATGCTTTATTATTTACGTCTCTACCTGATTGAGTTCTAAGTACTATATCTGAGATTATTTCATTAGCAACAAGGGGCAGTTGTTTCTCAACTTTTATGTGCTCTTGCCACTTTTTAAAGTTAGGTTTTTTCTTTAACAAGTAAAGTCTCCCTCTTCAAACCCTCTAGCTTCCGCCCATTCTTTAGATACAGCAACTATTACGTGCCTGCAATTCCATTGCCTTCTTTTATCGTTTCTTAACGAGTTTGCATCAGACTTATCATAATACTTCTTTTGTTTTACAACACAACTACAGAACTTCCTAGTCTTCTTGTCTGTTACGCCCCTGTAAATATAAACCTCACCTGTAACGCCCGCTGATTTTATATCTATTATAGATTGGTTGTAATTACTAATTGCGGTATTTGCGTATGTAGTAGAGTGTTTTGCTAAGTCAGTGCCTGCTAATGAGTTTGATATGTTTGTAATAATATCTTTCTTATTCATATCAGATAACGAGTATTTGTATAAATCTCTTTTAAGCTGTTGTGCTGCGTTATTACCTATATCAATAAATGCCTGTATCTCAAGTTCTTTTATGTTCTTAATAATAGCTAGATCAGCTTCAGTAAATACAACATCTAACCCGCCTTCTTTAAATAAGGCTAAGATTTCGCTATAACTCTTGTCATAACTTTCATCTACATATTTATTAATAAGTTCATAATAACCTACTTCTTGTAGAATCTTTTGAACTTTAAAATCGAATGTAAGAGGATCTGATATAGAGTGCGTAGCTTCTGCGGCTATTAGAGTGCTTGCTTCTGCTAATATCTTCTCGATCTCTAAATTAAATAGATGTACCTCTCTATCTAATTTAGTATCAATAGCGTTGATTATAGCCTCTATTGCCATTAGTTAAGCCCTAAGTCGTCCGCTGTTGTGTTGAGATTTAAACCTGAGTTTACTTCTACTTTATTATAAACTGTGTTTCTTTCTGCCAAGTTAGCTGTTAAAATACCTTTAGCTTCACCTATAGTTATGTTTCTTTCTTCAGCGATAATCTCTGACGCTGATTTTAAACCTAAATCAATCTCTGTAGTATTTGCCTCGAGCTTATCAGTTTTAGCTTCTGCGTAACTTGGTTTATTAAACGTAACAACTAACCCGCCGTTAATCTTTGATTTATTTACTTCCGATACTATTTGCAATAGTTTAAATAGCGCTAACTCATAGTTTCTAAAGTCGTCTTGTTGCTCTTCTGTAAACTCATCTAAAGGCTTATTTTCCATCTTCATAGCAAAACCGCTAGATACATTACCTGTTAGCCTAAACTGTGAAGGGCTAATATTATAGTTAATAGCTACGTTATTAGCTGCGCTTTGTAATGTCTCGTCTAATTGTTTTAAGTCTGCTTGTAAGTCTAATAAACTAATATCAACATCTTGACCTGAAGCCGTTAATGCTGTACTAGGGTCCATCACTTGGCCTTTAAGCTCTCCAAGATTACTACCTGTAACTACTAACTGTTTAAACGATTGCCACTTAATTAAATAGTTTTTGAACGTGCTGTATACCGAGTTATCTAAAGTAATATAAGCTAAATCATCTCCTGAGTATTCATCGAAGAAAACACCGTCTCTAAAGCCGTTTTGCATAAATACAAAAGGTAGAACTTTATAAGGATTAGTACCTTCTTCATTACCTTCAGGGTATTCAACACTAACTTCTTCGCCGTCGTAGATTTTATAATAATGTTCGGTAGCTGACCAGTAGGCCCACTTCTCTTTCTTATCACCGTCCCCACATTTAGATATAAAGTATTCTACTTCTTTTGGTCTATCATACTCATCTAACTCTACTTTAGTTTTATGAGGCAATCTGAATATTAGTCTTGGTTTATTAGTACTGTAATCCCAGCTAACTTGTAATAGTACGTCGTTAAAAGCATTTAAGTACCTATTTGCTTCTTTCATAGTCTTATTAATTGATAAGTCTTTATACACTTGTTCGTTGTTTTCATCCGTGAACTCTCGCGTAATACCAAAAGAATAAGCTCTTGATATTTTGCATACAATAGTTTTAAAGATATTATTAGTTAAGTCCAGCTGTTTATCTAACCTAAGTGTGCTTGCTTTTGTATAGATAGCACTTAGGTGTGTCTTTACTTGCCCCTCAAAGTTATCGTTATACATATCATAACGCCTAGAAAACTTATTCAGTCTGTTCGTTGTTTTCATTTATTTCCCCGTATTTATTTATCATTAAGTCTATTATAGCATAATTTACGCATAACTGACACCTGTAGCTTGTAAGCCCGTCTGTTCTATACCGAACTTTCTAACTATGAAGTAACCTAAAGCATCGTTCCAATCATCAACAGTTGCCGCTCCGCCAGACTTCTCTGGCACTCCGTTCTTGTCATAAGCTTGTTGCTCTAAAGCTTTAGTAACACTAAGGCATTTGCGGTCTATGTATAGAGTATTTTTACTTAGTTTGTTTTGTACAGCGTTGATTCTATCTTTAACCGCGCCGTTCTTTCTTGGTACGTTAATTTCAAACCCTGCTTTATATAGTATATCAATATCGGACATACTTGACGATGTCTTATTAGCGCTACCTGAGGCATCTGGGTACACTACGATATGATGACCAGGGTACTTCTCTTTAATATTTTCTACAATCTGATACGTGTCTTTAGAAGTAAACTCGTCAATTACATAAACTGCATTACCTTCAACGCCGCAAACAACTGAACAACAACCACCAACGTTGAAATCCTGTCCTATATGTAATGTCATTCCAAAGTTATAGCCTTCTCTATTGGACGTATGTATATCTCTATCGAAGTAGTTATATACTGATCCTGATGTTAAGTTAACGAACTCTCCTTCTAGGTAGGCTTTTAAAAGTTCTGGTGTATATTGATCTTCTAATGATTTAACATAGGAGTCTGGTACGAACTTATTGTCTGATGTCTTAGCTCGGATAACTTTAAACTGTCCGCTGTTAACCTTATCATATAAGAATTTAAACCCTTCAGGTGTTGATACCATATCTACTTCTGCATCATCTATTGATCTATTTCTACCTACTATCTTATTATACACTAATTCCATTTTATCTTTAGGAAGTATATCTGCTTCATCTATTAATGAATAAGCTGTTTCGTAACCGATTATATTCTCCGGCTCACTCATAGTTCTAAATATGATAGAGCTATAACCAGGGATAAGTAGTTCTTTATCTGATTTGTTTAACCGATAAGGTACGTCAATGCTTTCTAGGAATGATGTGAACTTATCAAACGCGATATCTCTTACCAGCCCGTATGTGGGTAAATAGTAGGCAACCTTATGTTTAGGGTATCTTAACTTCATCATAAAAGTTTTAAATACGCCCGCTTCTGATTTACCCGACCCGAAACCACCGACTAAGATAGTTCCGTGGTACTTAGACCTATCAATATCTTTTAGAAACTCTTTCTGGTGAGGTAAAGTCTTA